AAAGATGATTTATCCGAATTATATTCAGTTGAATTACTGGAAAAATTACATTCGGTGTGGACAGAAAACAAGTTAAAAACAATATTAAATTTAACTGATTTAACAAATAATAATGTAAATATAAGATGTCTGGAAGATTTTATGATACCAATTGATGAAGAAGAAAGTAAACTTGTTATGGAACATACATTATAAAATAAGAAACTTAAGAAATACGGCGAGTAGGAATACCGACATCGACAATATAAATCGAATTTTCAGTAATAATGATATATTCCGTTTGCACTTTGAAAATCTTGGAAACGGGACTTGTATATTCCTCTTCGTTGCGAACAAGAATTTTTTCTTTGTTGGAATTGACACCAATCAAAACACTCTTTTCAATAGATGCGGTCCAGTAATCCAACATAATTGGCTTATCTTCTACAATAGCAATCTTTGCAGCGTGTTCAAATGTTTTATTACTAGGTAATCTGTATTCAGTTGCAGGTTCAGTGGTAGTTGCGGTTTGTTTTTCACTAAAATCACTCATATTATTATTGAAATATAAATTATAATTAATAAAATACTTTAAATCATTATTTTATTAATTAATTAAATAGTTTTTCCTAAAGATTCCATAAAAAGAAAAACGAATAAAGAATTTTATATAAAAAACAAAAAATCCTAAATATGTATAATGGAAAAAAAAATAGTGAATGCCTATTATAATTTAATAAATGAATATTTATCTCTGATTAATCAATCTACTATCATTAAAAGCACAAATCATCATAATTTTTTGACCTATATTGGATTAAATTCGATTTTGTATATATTCAAAATAATTTTAATGAATACAAATGATCTAGAAAAGGCATTATTGAATGCACAAAAAGGTTATTTTTATTATTTAGAATATATTGAACAAATCAAAAACTCCAATATTCTCCATAATCTGAATAATATTGATGCAATAAAATTTATTTATAATAAAACATTGAATCCTATTTTTAAACCAGAACCAGAGCGACAAGACGTGAATGAAGTTATACAGGTAGAAGAGTTCAAAGTGCTTCCTAAAAATCTCGATTTTTCAGAATATAAAAATTATGAAAAAAGGATAAATATTTTGCTAAATTGGGAGAACCACGATTTTCTTTTAGAAAATCGAATAGAAATTTCCAAAAAGTTTTTGCTAAATTATTTGTCGATCGAAAATATTCATTCTTATTTGTTTGATTATTTAGAAATAATTATTGAAAAAACAAAAATGGATTATGAAAAATATTCTACATTTCTCGGCGAATTTTATAAATTAGTTTCAAAACTAATAAAACAAAAAAAGATGCCAAACAAATCAGATTTGGAAACAATTTTTATGTCTAGATATTATTTGAATAATGATAAGTCCGAAGAAATAGATATGGCTAAATTTGCTAAAGGTTTATTTGTTGTATAGTTTCCCCTCGAAAAATCAATTAGAATCAAGAAATATTTATTGTCTTTTTTCTCAATTTCGTTTTCTTTGTTTTGATAACGGGTCCTTCATTGATGACCGAAATCTCCGAATATTCGATTTTGAGAATATTTTTCACAAATTCGAATACATAATTCAAAATATCCTCACAACAATTACCGACGATCAATACACTTCCTGTTCGAAAAATCATAAAACTAATCTCCGTGTATTTTTTGCTTTTCATAAGATCATTCATTTTCATTGATCGATCTTCTGGAACAATTTTTCCATTTTGTGAATCAGAGAACCCAACAGTATTATTGAAATAGAATTTACATTTTACACCTGGATAACTACAAGGGTCGTATGATGTTTCAATACCATACGTATCACTACGTAAAATATAATATAACTTTTCGCGATTTATGTAATATCCGCAATTGAAATTAGAATTGATGAGAACATTCTCCGTTTTTTTATTTTCTAGGAATTCCAATTTAGTAGAAATATGTGGTTGTAGAGTTTTTAATATCAATACGCGAATAATATCAAACAATTCGATATTTAAAATACCGGGAATTTCCAATTTCCCAGTATTAAATACTTTTACGTGTATTTCTTTGAAATTATCATTATATAAAAATCGGAGAACAAGAGCAAAACAATTATAAAACGCGTTTTTTGATTTGACCCGGCAATTCATTATATCTTTTTTGGAAATACCGATCGTTATTTTTCTCTCATCTTTGAATCGAATTCGTCTTGAGATACGAAATCTAGATTCCTCTTTTTCTGACAATAGTCCTGGATCAACTGGATTTGCAATCTTTTTTATAATATGCTCTTTGAAATAAGGAATATTTTCCGTCTTTTTCCTATATTCTTGATATTCTTCTTCTGTTTTAGAAACCACTTTAATCTGTTTTTTCAGAACACCGGTCGTTGGATTTCCATATTCTATAATTGGAATATCCCAAAATATTTTATGAATATCAACTTCTGTATTCAAAAATAAGACCTTTGTTTTGGTAGAAATAATAAGTTCGTTGCATTTAGGCGAAATATCTTCACTAACTATTTTTTGAGGAGAACTGTCTATTATTTGTGAGTGATTTTCAATTTTTGTTTTGATATTTTCTCGCTCATATGTCTGTAATCCCTGTGAAAATAAATATTGATTCCATTCATTATCAATATTATTCATTTATTGGGTTTGTTGGGTATTGAATTAATATGTATTCAATTTTTTTTAAATCAATTTTATGTAATATATTATATAAAATTATGTATAAACCTTGTTATGAATCAAATTTATCTTTATTATTGAATCGGCAAAAAATAGAAAAAAATGAAAAATATAATTTTCCAGTTTATCAAAAAAAAAAGGATAAAATAGAAAAAAACAAGGAAAATGAAAATGCCGATTTTATCAATAAAACAGATATAATTTGTTGTTCAAAAGGAAATATGGATCCAAATACTTTAGCAAATTCTCCTTTTTCTATGTTTATAAATAATTTAGAAAAAAGACTAGGATATTATTTTGATGGACAATTATTCGAAAATGATGCATAATATTTTTTAATATAATGACAAAAATAATCAACAGTATGGTGTATTTTTGTCTCATTATGTATTGTTTTTTCTATAATATCCATAAATTGCGGTGTAATTAGTTTTTTATTCAAAGGGTCGCGTATTGTGTAATTCAAATAGAGTTGAAAAATATTGTTTTTATCCATATTATATTTGATACTAATATCATAAATATATTTTATGATATCCTCTATCATTTTATCCGGGTCATTTAATAATTCGTGTATTTTTATCCAACAAGAATTGTTGATTATATTGTCTTTCCAAACAATAAGATTTTGGTTCAATTGTAAAAAATTAATCATACTTCTTATATCTGAATTATAGTTGGATTGAATAATATCAATAATATCTTCTGTAATTTGTATGTTTTCATTCTTGGCGATCGTTTTGATGAAAGCGTGAATTTCAGTTTTAGGAAGTTGATTGAAACGAATGCATATAAATTCATTTTGAAGAGAATCGTCTATTTTACTGATATAATTACAAATCAAACAATAACGTATATTTTGACCGGAAACTTGTAATAAATATTTGAGAGCTTGTTGGGCATTTTTTGTCATATAATCGACTTCATCCAAAATGACAAACTTGAATCCAGATTCGAACATATTTTTAGAACGGACAAACTGGTTGATTTGGTTTCGGATAATATCAATACCTCTTTCGTCAGAAGCATTCAAATGAATAATAGTGCTTTTTCCGCCATTATAGCGGGATTGGTAATCATTGATGAGATTGATTATAGTGGTTGTTTTACCAGTGCCAGGAGGACCATAGAAAAGAAGATTTGGGAAATAATTTTTTTCCAAAATATTTTGAAACAATTTACGGTTGATTGGATTCAAGACAATATCTTGCATTTTATTCGGACGATAGAGTTCAATCCAAGGGACAGAACTGTTCATTGTTGTTGTCATCGTATTCTTTATTTTCATAATAATGATGGTAAATATTTATGTCTATTTACGTAAAATTGATTATTATAATTAACTTCTACTATTTCAAAAACAAAATAGTCAAATGTCTGGATATTTAGAATTAATTGTAGGTCCAATGTTTTCTGGAAAAACAACAAAAATATTGGAAATTTATGAACAATATAAAGATACAAATTCGGTTGTGGTTCTCAATTATGTAGGAGATACGAGGTATAATAATTCGGTCATTACCGAAGGTAGCTTCGCTTTTACCGAAGGTAGCTTCGCTTTTACCGAAGGTAGCTTCGCTTTTACCGAAGGTAGCTTCGCTTTTACCCACGATAAAAAAATGATTCCTTGTATTTCCCTGCATACGATTTCAGAAATATGGAAAACACAGCCTACGCACGCAATTCATTCGGCAGAAATTATTTTAATTAACGAAGGACAATTTTTCGATGATTTGGCAGATTGTGTTTTAGATATGGTAGAAAATAAAAAAAAACGTGTTTATATATGTGGTTTAGATGGAGATTTCCAAAGGAAAAAATTCGGACAAATATTGGATTTGATTCCTCATTGTGATAAAATAACAAAACTGACTGCAAATTGTGAATGTGGAAAACTGGCGATCTTTTCACATCGCATAGTGAGTATAAAAAACCAAGTATTGATTGGGTCAAGTGATTCATATAAACCAGTTTGTCGTGATTGTTATACTTGAAAAATATGGTATTTTATGGGATTTATTGTTTTTATAAAGAATATAAAGTTTTTTCAAATTATGTATAAATATGAATAATTCAGAAAAGAAAAAGAGAGGAAGACATAAGAAAGACCTACAACTAAAAAATGAATCAATTCAAAACGAATTAGCAACACAAGAAAATATACAATTGGTAATAGAAGAAAGTATTAAAGAATCAACTACAAATGATAATATTTTAAAAAAACGCGGAAGAAAACCAAAAGGAGGTAAATTAGTTATAAAACAAATAGAACCTGTATCTAAATCATCTACATCATCTAATGTAATTTTACATTTGAAATGTTCATTAAATGATTTGAATAATTATAATATAGAGAAAAAAAAATTATTATCAGATCCACTCGATTATGATCCCACGGTTCCACCTGAAATAATGACTTATAATGAATCCAATACTTTTTTTATGTATAAAAATGGTGATCAACCAATAATACAAAATGAATATATAAGTGAAAATCAATCAAATCAATATGCTTATTATGATTCAAGTATGAAAACATCTGGTAATATAATTTGTAAAATATGTAATACAAAAATAAGAATTGATGAAAACGAACAAGATAATACTAAACCAAATTTATTAGAAAAAGAGGGAGAATCTTTTTTGAAGATATCACAAAATACCTACATAAATTCCTCCATAAATTCCTCCATAAATTCTTGTATAGATAATTATAATTATGAAGACAACGATGATGATATCAATATAAAAGATATCAATTCAAAATTGAAAAATTTAAAAATAAATTTATATAAAAATTCACTTCACGATAAAAAATCGGCGTGTTTTTGGTGCACATATGAATATGATAATCAATCATGTTATATTCCAAAATATGAAGTAGATGAAAAAATTTATGGATATGGTTCATTTTGTCGACCAGAGTGTGCGGTTGCCTATTTAATGAAAGAGAATATAGATGATTCACAGAAATTCGAAAGATATCATTTATTGAACCAGATTTATAGTAAGGTCTATAATTTCAAAAAGAGTATAAAACCCGCTCCCAATCCGTATTATTTATTGGATAAATTTTATGGAAATTTGACCATACAAGAGTATAGGAAACTTCTGAAAACAGAACATATGTTATTGGTTATTGATAAACCTATGACACGGATTTTACCAGAATTACACGAAGATAATGAAAGTATGATGTTGAATATTTATGGTGGTGCAAAAACAGCATCTACCACCACTGGAAATACAAATGGAGTATACAAAGTAAAAAGACAGAGCGAAAAACAACAAGGACCTACGAAAACAAGTATTATAAGAGATAAATTTGGTCTCACATAAATTTATTTTTATATATTCAAAAAAATATATAAAAATAAATGTATAAAGATCTATATCCAAAAATATATAATTCAGATGATATCTTGTGATTTAATGGGTGGACTAGGAAATCAATTATTTCAATTATTTACAACTATTTCTTATGGAATTCGTAAAAATATGCCCTTTATATTTATGCATACTGAAAAATTAGGTGAAAGAATGACATATTGGAATTCTTTTTTAGATAGATTAAACACATTTACAACAGATAATCCACGTTATAAAGATATAGGAATACGTAATTTACCTACCTATAAAGAACCTGGATTTTATTATACAGAAATACCTCATTCGCGAGTATCTTTCAAATTATATGGATATTTTCAGAGTTATAAATATTTTGAGAATGAATATGATCGTATTTGTTCTATAATGCAATTGAAAGAAAAACAAACAAAAACTAAAGAAGAATATTTATATTTATTTGATGGAAAGACACAAATAATTAGTATGCATTTTCGGTTGGGTGATTATAAAACAAAACCGGATTGTCATAATTTACTACCGTATTCATACTACGAAAAGGCATTACAAAATATTCCTACTGACGAAAATACGCGGGTTCTCTACTTTTGTGAAAAAGAAGACAATCAAATCGTTTTGAATATTATTAGACAACTTCAAGAAAAATATCAAACAGTTGAATTTATAAAAGTGGATGATTCTATACAGGATTGGAAACAAATGCTACTAATGAGTTGTTGCCAAGATAATATTATAGCAAATAGTTCATTTAGTTGGTGGGGGGCATATTTTAACTCGAATCCAAATAAAAAGGTCTGTTATCCGTGTATTTGGTTTGGACCAACATTATCATATAACGATACAAAAGATATGTATCCAGATTCTTGGAAAAGAATTACTTTTTAGTTTTAGTATTACATAAAATTGATTTAAAAATAAAACGCGATAATCATATATCATAAATTGATTTATATAATGACAAACACATTTTCTAAAGTTATTGAATTTCAGTCAAAGAAATTTGAAAAATATAGGGTGAATTATGAAGATATGCAAAATTTGTCTTTTGTTAAGAAGATTCTGAAAAAGAATGAAAAGTTGAAGGAGGAGAATCAACATTTATCGAATCTATTCTATGAAATAAATATGAAGAATGAGATTTTGACAAATGTTGTCAGTGAATTGAGAGATATGATGATAAAAATGTCTCAAAAAAAGAAGAATAAAAAGAGAAAGTTGAGACAAGAAAAGGTTGAGGATGATGAGGTTGTTTATGTGAAAAATGAAAAAACAAATATTATTTATGAATTGTCAGATGATGAAATGGTAGAATCTTTTGAAGAAATTTCTGAACAGCCAATAAAAATAGAAGAGGTTGTTGTTTCATTACAAACAAAAATAGATACTTTAGTTGAGCATATCGAAGAGGAAGAAGAGGAAGAAGTTGTTGAAAAAGCTCAAGAAAAAGTTATTGTAGAAAAGGTTGAAGAAGTTGTAGAGGAAGAGGAAGAAGTTGTAGAGGAAGAAGTTGTAGAAGAAGAGGAAGAAGTTGTAGAAGAAGAGGAAGAAGTTGTAGAAGAAGAGGAAGCTCAAGAAGAAGAAGAAGCTGAAGAAGAGGAAGAAGAAGTATATGAAATAACCATCAAAGGAAAATCATATTATACTACAAATGAAAAAAATGGCACTATTTATGATATAGATGAAAATGGAGATATTAGCGAAGAAGTTGGTAAATTTGAAAACGGTGTTGCTAAATTTGCTTAAATTTTTGGTTGTTGTTTTTGAGTAGTTTGTTTTTTAGGTTTCTTGTTTTTCACTTTTTGCGTTTTCTGTAAACTATTTAATTTCTTTTTTGTTTCTTCTTGTAAACCACCCAATGATAAATAAGGATATGTATAATTTTCTATCAAATATTTGTTTTTAAAAACATTACTTGTAAGATTCAAAAACGTTTTTCCAAGTGATTCATTACGATACTCACAATCAATTTCTTTTCTGTTTTTATTATTCATTTGCCCTTGAAGTAAATCCATAAACAAATAAATACTATAAGAATCAATTTCTTCCTCTTCTTTTTGGGCTTTGTTTTTTTTATTATCTTCTTCGTCTTCCTCTTCATCCTCATCCTCATTCAAATATTTTTCATTTTTATTTATATTTTTGGATAATCCAGTGTATAAGAAATCATAATCACCTGAAAAAATGTTTAATTTATCAATTTTTTCAAAAAAAGGTGTTAGACTTGATAAATTCTCTAATTGTGTTTTGATTTCTTTTTGTAAGCTTTTATTACTAATACTTTCATTCTGTTTTAAAATTTTTGTTAATTGTTTAATATTGTTATTGAAAAAGTTATTATTCCCATATTTTTTTCTTATTTCTTCTTGTATAGCATAAATCTCTTGTCTTTCATCTTTTTCTTCTTTTCGATTTTCATCCTCTTCTTCATCTTCATATGATCTTCTTTTATTTTGATTTGTTTTATCAGTTAATTTGTATAAATTGATTAAATATTTATCTATTCCTTGTGATATTTTCACTTTTTCAATATTTTTATTGATACTCTTGATTTCTTTCAAGGATTTATCTATATCTTTGAAATCATAATCATAAAAACTGGGAATTCTGTTTATTATGGTTTTTAGAGTTGATATTTTTTCATAAATAGTATTATACAATTTTCTAATTTTATCAAAATTTTCATCAAATGACGAAAAAAACAATATTTTCAAAAAATCATTGGCTTTTAATAATTTATTTAAATCATTATTGATAGATGTTATAGTAGATGATTTTATGTTGGAATCATTCATTTCTTCTTGAACATTTTTCATTATTTTTGGTATGGTTTCAAATATATTTGTCTTTTTCATTTTTTTTATTATCTCATAAATGCTATCCGTTATTTCATTCTCTTTTTTTTGTTTTTCTATCCATTTTATATAATTTTTTAAAACCAAAACGAAATCTTTGAAATCTGGATTATTCAAAAAATCATTCAACCAAGTAGTTCTCAAAATAGTATATTTAGAACCAACTGATAAATAGGAATAATATCCTTCATAATGACTATAATCAATAAATATAGGACTTTTTTTAATATAAGAATCAAATGAAAATTGTATATTTCCAGGAAGAGGAAATGAAGTAGGAAACAATATCAAACACATTATTTTTATGTTGTTTTGTTCATTTGCTTTTTTGTTCTCTTCCAATGATTCTCTTAGATATTTTAATTTGTTCATATTTATTTGAATATCTTGACTATGTGTATCACTTGATTTATTATTCAGTTTATTTTCTAGAATCCTTATTTCTTTTTCCATTTTATCAATTTTTATTTTGTTTTCGTTCAAGTTTTCAATGCCATTTGAAAGGAAATTATCTGGCTTTTCTCCTTTTTTTTTCAAAAATCTTACATATGTGTTAAAATCATTTTTGTCCAAACGTGGATGATTGTTTAAATAATCATTCCAATCTTTTTTCAAAACTTCATCATCACCTGAATTATTCTTCAATAATTCCCATTCTTCAATAAATAATTTTATAATACGATTTTGTTCTTTTAATTGTTTTATTTCCTGTTTATATTCTACCAATTTTACCTCTGATAATTTCAAGTCTTTCAATGTAACGGATTTATCATTATTTATTTTTTGTTTTAATTCCTCCATTTCTTTTTTTTGTTTGATAATATTTTGAAATTCTGGGCTTTTGAACAAAATTTCTTTGAATTTATTCAAATCAAAGAAAAACTCTAATTGTTCTGAATATTCCAACTTGCTAAGAATTTCAAATGGATATTCTATATCTCTTGTCAAATAGGGATTTTGTGATCCACCTGAGATAGGAATATTTACTGTATCTTTTGATATTGAAAGATTCCCCTTTTGAAATTGAAACGGTTTCATTTTAGGAGAATTTGATTCTATATTTAAAATGATTGGTTTAATATCGATATACTGAAAAACATTTGTTTCTTGCATTATAATCTATTTATGTTATAATATAATTAGATTATAATTTTACGTGTTCATATATGGCTGAAATGACTGTTGGTTAACTTGTGTTTTATTGGTGAGCCCTTCCTGTTTCGTTTGAGTTTCAAATCGTTCTAAAACTTGTTTTGCCTTGTTTACTTCGTCTGGTGTCACTTTATCGTTTTCTATTAAAGAAATATGGTAATCTTTGAAATTTTCGCTTAAACAACAAAATGCACTTTCTTCATTGAATAAATAATCCATACAAATTATAAATACAAGTGTAATAATTAGAGCAACAAAAATATCACGGGTTCCCATCCAAGCAATTGCATATACTAATAAATTACGACTAAATGTAAATTTCAAATAGGCCTCCATTGATTTACTTAATTTAATGGTTACGAATTTTGATGCAATATTTAAAATGATAATCATAACTCCGGCGAATAATTTACTATTATTCAAAACATTTGCCTTATCTTGTAAATATTGGAAAATACCGGATATTCCATTTGTTGGTGTATTATCCAATTTGTTTATTTTATCTGTTTTTGTTTTTTTTACCATATATATGATTTTATGATAAAAAAATAAATCTATTGATTATTATGTTGGAGTATATTTATTGTTGTAAAAAGCTAAACGGTTCTGAATAGATTCCGACAGAAGGTGTTGCTGAATATGGATTTACTGATTCCCATATTTTGCTCCACGTTTCTGAGAATGAATCATTCGAGTTTTTTGGTTTCATAATGTCTTCTTCTACAGTGATTTTATCTTGTGAAATGGATAATTCTACTGGTGATAATTCTACTGGTGGGTTTTGTTTGGATACAGGTTTTAATAATTCTGTTTTTTCAATATAGATTATTTGATTATTTGGTTCTCCATCATTCATATTTAGTAATTGTTCTACAAAATCGGTTTTATAATAAAGAATGACCGTGAGGCAAAATATCAATCCATAAATAACATTTACAGATGTATAGAAAATAAGAAGAGATACAGTTAAGAATTTTCCTAAAATATTTCTACTAAATGATAATGTTTGATCTGTAAAAAAGACGAATAAACATATTATAATTATAAGTGAAAACTCTGTTATCATATATTCAAATGAATATTTATTACCAAATTTCATCTATATATATCTTACTAGGAAATATTTATAGAGAACCTATATTTTTATAAGGGTTTAGAAAAAATATTATCATCTGTGTTTATGTAAATTATTTTTTTAGGATATAAGTATATAAAATATTTTATGTCATTATTAACAGGAGCCTCATTATGGCAAAATGACGATACGAATAAAAAAAGAATATCCACAATGAAAAAACCCGAAAAATTAGCTTCTTATAATGATGTCGAAGAAAATTTAAAAAAATACGGTAATTCAACACCAGCTACTATCGACGATTTGAATAAATCAAATGAAATGAAATCAAATCGTGTGAGCGAATTGATAAATAAAATGACGTCCATTAACGTGGATAATGATGGGAATAAATTATCTAATTTTACACCCATACAAAATCCAGAAATGACAAATATAAGAGAAGACCCATCCAATCAAAAACGTTTTGATGCACCACCAATGCGATTACCTGGGCAACAAAGTATGGGATATGAAAAACCGAATTTTTCCACTCAAAGTCTTTCCTCCCAAAGTCTTTCCTCCCATAACTTTTCCTCTAATGATTCCAATTTAGTAAATCTCAGTAATTATAGAAATGTCTATCAACAACAACCATCTTCTGTAACCACCAAACCCTATTATAGTAATATGGGAATTCATACAGATACGGATAATAAATTATTGGAAAAAATAAATTATATGATTCATCTTTTAGAAGAACAGCAAAGTGAAAAGACAAATAATATAACCGAGGAATTTATCTTATACACCTTTTTTGGTGTTTTTATTATTTATGTTTTGGACTCTTTTGCGAGAACCGGAAAATATATACGATAAAAAATATATAAAAACATACACCTTGTTTTTATATATTTTATTGATTATGGAAATCGATTACGAAATTATTGAAACTAGTGAAAAAGATAAATTATGTAATCATTTATTTGATGAATTAAGAAATTGTATTATGACTTGTTCTGATACATCCAGAAAATTTTCGTTTGATAACACGTTGTTGAAATCATTGAATACACACGATTGTAATGATGTTAAAATGTTTTCTAGAGACTTAAAAATTCATTCAAAAATATTAACTATTATCCCACCAGAATTGAATACTTTGAAAAATTATTTTATAAAATATAGTGTTCGTGAAAAACAATTGATTTTAGACGAAGATGTTGATTCATAATAAATACGTTTATATTAAAAAAATCATATAGTATAGTTATACATAATGGAAACATACAAAACTCTTATTGATACAGCATTTCAAAATGCTGAAAATAATATTTCAAAAATTACAAATGATATAATTATGATGGACGGTATGAGTGGAACAAAAACTAGACATTTTTATAATAATTTATTAAACATAGAAGATGCAAGATATTTAGAAATAGGAACGTGGAAAGGTAGTTCTGTTTGTTCTGCTATGTGTGGCAATAAAGCAAAGGTTATATGTATAGATAATTGGAGTGAATTCGGAGGTCCTAAAAATGAATTTTTAGTAAATTTTGAAAATTTCAAGGGAGAGAATGATGCAACTTTTATTGAGAATGATTGCTATAAAGTAGATGTTTCATTGTTACCAAAATTTAATATATATATGTATGATGGAAATCATTCAATTGAAAGTCATTATAACGCATTATTGCATTATTATAATTGTTTAGATGATATATTTATTTTTATAGTAGATGATTGGAACGGTAAAGATGAGAGGGACGGAACAATTGATGCTATTCAAAAGTTAAAGTTGAAAGTATTATATGAAAAAGAAATTAGATTAACTTGGGATAATTCACATACACCTCAACCAGAAGCTTCATTGACTTGGTGGAATGGAATTTATGTTGCTATTTTACAAAAATAATATTGCCTATTTTAATTTACAATCTATCATAATATCAGATTCATCTTCGTTATTTGTTCTTTTTGTTAAATCACTCTTAACTAATATATATTTTGGTATATTTTCAACTTCAGAAAAACAATACAATTTATTCATATATAATTTTTTATATATGAATAATACCTTTTATATGTGTTCTCGTGCTATATACTACAAGAACCGAGAATAAAATTTAGAAAGGTTTCTGGAAAATGTAAATTTATTTTATATGAAGATTTTGAATCACTAAAATAGAGAAAATATATAACTATATTGTATATTGATGTCTAATTCAATTGCACTTCAGAAATCAATTGAAAATTTAACTAGCGGTAGTATTACAGTAAAGGGTTTATTCAGAGACGAAACATATGATGAAGAAAAAATAAAAAAATTTCAAGATTTTTTATTAAAGAATTTCATTGATGTAGAAGATATTATCAAAGTTAATAGAGATGAAAATGAGCAAAATCGTAAATTGAATAATTTGATAAGAGAATTTAATAATAAAGGAGAACCAGTTGACCCAATAACATCCAATTTATTGAATTATTTAAAAAAAGGATATTATAGTGGTGGAAAATCAAAAAAGTCTAATAAAACAAAATCCAAGAAAACAAAGAAAACCAGAAAATCTAGAAAGGTTTCTGGAAAATGTAAATAAATTGATTTTGGTCGCCATTTAATTCACGCATATCGACTTTATCATATTCTACAAATCCGCTATATTGAACGTCTTTTATAATATCTGTAATATCATTCATATAATAAGTTTGTTCATTTTCTCGAACATTTGATGTAGTAGCATCCGTGAATTTTTCGGTGAATACAACGTCTGGCTTTTCTCCATTGAATTGATATTTTGATTTATATTTAAAATCAATGAAATCAACTGTGGTATCTGTAATTCTAGAATCCGAATAATTTTGCGGAGAATCCGTAGATTTCATTATAGTCGGTTTTCCTACTGATAATACTGGATCAAACTTCTGTTTATCTACTAAATGAAGCACTATAAAACCACCGGGAACAAGCCAGTGAAAACAATTACGGAAAAATCCGACCTTGTCTTTAATATGATATACAGTAAAATGACTAGATAAAATATGCGTCATTGTGTTTTTATCTAATGTCATTGGATCTTCTAAATTTCCTTCAATGAGATTTATATCTGAGTATTTACTTTTCGCAAATTCAAGCATCGGTTTTGATTTATCGACTCCAACTGATCGATAACCATATTCTTTCAATTTATTTACTAAATATCCCGTTCCACAACCCGCGTCTAAAAATAGACTCTCTTTCGAGGGTTTAGTTAAACGGACAATGGTTTTAAATATGAAATCCCCGGATTTTTGCGGTTCCATTATCAAGTCATATACCTGGGAATAAAAAATATCATATACTTCCCCGTCTCGTTTCATTACAAAAGGAGTATCTTGAGAGAAACCTTCATTGAATAAAGACGCTTTTTGAACAAATCGTTTATATGCCATTATTATCAATAAAACTATGGCAAATACGATTAAAAATCTAAGCCATCGTTTATTTGGATTTTTTGATATGAAAAAGGAATATAATTTTTGAAACATATATTTTATGCGTATATTTTTATTGGTATTTATTTATTTCAATACATACATACCACTTTGTTCGGCAAGTGAAAATGTAATATTATTTTTTATTTCATCCTGACTATTATAACTATATTCGCAAATAAACATATCATAATCTAACCACGAATAATTCCCACTTGCACAAGGAGAACAGCTAAACTTACCTATATTAGTTATATAGCCCAAATTATTATCTTTCCATATTTGTCTTTTTTCTTTATCATAGTTTGGAAACATACAATGAATATGCCATTCATCTACTGAACTTTCTATGATTTTTTCTTCCAGTGCTTCTATTTCTGTTGATATTAAGTGATAAGTCGAACTTACCCAAGAATCTATAACAATCGGTAAATCGGTATTATTATAAAATCTAGCATATGTTTGCGCGGAATTTGACATTTTGTTTTTCTCTGTTATTTGAAAAACAAAATATATGCCCAATAAATATATCAATTTTATCAATTCACAAT